CTGTCCGCAGAGGATAGTATCAAATACGCGTGTTACTGGAGTTACTGTAAGAGTGTTTGTTCCAACAGTTCCAGAGTTAGCAACATCTACAGTGAATGTAGTATTGGTTGCACCTACAGAAATTGCTGTAATCTTAGCACCAGTTCCTACGTTAGTACCAGCGATTTTATCTCCAACCTCAGCACGACCACCGAAGGCGCCATTAGCGGCTACGATTGTGAATGCTCCAGATACTCCGCTTACTGCTGCTGCAGTAGTTAGAGCAGTCTGGTCTGCACCAGACTTAGAGTTAGGCATACGAGAAGACTCAACAAAGAATGCTCCTTCGTAGTCGCCAATTTCTCCAGCCCATACGTTATTAACGGCTGGGTCAGAGTTAATGTGAGCAAAGTTCCAGCCTAGGTTTCCAGACTCTGCACGCAGGTCGTGGGAAACTTCTGGGTGGATACCGCACCAGTAGTAAGAGCCACGGCGAGCCTTGGCCTTATTAGCACGTAGTTTAGCAACAGCCTTACGGATGTCTGCTGAGTCAATTGTTGCAGCAGCAGAGATTGTTGCAGTGCTTGTAGCGGTTGAACCGCTGTAGATTACGTTAGTTCCACCAGTTAGAGTTGTTCCAACAACCTGGTCGATAGAATCAGCAAGGTTGTATGCAATGATATTTGCAATAGCTGGGTCTACGTCTGCTAGTGAGAATAACTCAAGAGCGCGGGTTACTAGGACAGCATTACCGTACTCGTTAAGAGTAATGGTTACTGATGTTGGGGTTGTTAGAGCAACTGCATCTGGGTCAGTTGTCTCTGTTAGTGTTGAAGTTTTTGCATCCAAGTCAACATAGCGCTGTAGCACTACAGTTGAACCTGGGATTGCTTGACGGGCAGGACGCTTATCTGCGACAGAACGAAGTAGTGGTTCTGAACGGAGAGCGAACTCGAGAAGACGGTCATACGCCTTCTGTACGAGACCTGCGCCACCAGCAGTTCCACCGAGAGACGTGCTCGCGGTTGATGTGTATTGTGACATTAGTTTTAGTCTCCTTGACTATGAACGGATTATTGTTGTGAACGCAAGAGACTTAGAATCTCCTCGGCAGAGGATGCGCTATCTAAGCGCGATTCAACATCTTGCGTTTTGTCGGGAGTAACCGCTCCCTGAGTAAGAACATCTTGATTGCGTAATGCAGCAAGGTTGTTCTTGTCTATTTCGGGGGCATCTGACATTTTAATTCCGAATAGGTCGGCATTATCTCCAAGCCAGTTAGTAACTGTCTCTTCGTTAATTTCTTCCAAGTCTTTCATAATTAAACGTGCAGCCTTTAGGTTTACGCCCTTCTTTTCTAGGACCTGACGGACGGTTGATTCTTTCTTATCTTTGAGGAATCCCTCAAGTTGTTCAGAAAGTTCCTTGATACGTTTTTCATCTGACCTTTTGGCTTTGCGTAGTTTCTTAACTAAGTCATTGCCATCTAGACCATCATTGGTATCTAGTTCGTCTTCTTCGTCTTCCCAGTAGTTGTTGCTCATAGCAACCACCCTTCTATTCGTTGTTAGTCGCAAGCCTCAATGACCACGCGGGGACTGTGGGTTGGCTCTTGCTATCGGTCTGTTACACTGGCGGGGCCGATAGGTCCGCTCAGGATTCTATTTAGAAAGCGCGATTTGCTCTGCGCTGTGATGCAAGCCCTAGTTCGGCTCGGCCTGATTTGGCTCTAAATCTTGCTTCTTCTTGTTCGGTCAATTGCTGCAATTTTTCAAGTTCTTTTGCAGATTGACTAATAATAGCCTTTTCTAAACCTACTTGACCAACATCTTCAACTTTAGAAATCTGAGATAGTTTTGTTGTTGTAGGTAGTGCTGTTGCTATTTGTCCAAACTTAGGTAGTAATGACGTAAATGTTCCACCAGTTCGAGCAAATTCTCTTGCTCTCTCTGCGGTTACTCCGCCTGCTCGGTTAATTGCTCCAAGTCCTTGCTGCTCTGCAGCGGCTAGGACTTCATACTGCTCAAGTTCATCAACAAGTTCGTCGACACCTTTTTGTCCAGTAAGAAGGGTTTTAGCAAGAGTAGTTCTATCGACAGTTGGGAAGTAACGACCCAAAGTATCCTTAATGGCTTTAGGAGCCATATCAATACGTTGATATACTTTGGCTATCTTGTCGGCAATAGTGCTAACCGAGTTGCCCTTGCTAATGAGTTCAGTTGTAAATTCTTCTGTTGCGATACTCCCAAGATTGGCTTCGTTTAAAACATCTGCCATCTTTGCTTGGGATACAACATACTCTGCAATGGTCGGAACAAGCACTGGCTTACCGCTGGCTTTTAAATCTTGAAGGGCGTAGATACCTTTAAACCTGTCAGTAAATGGTTTTAATTCTGGATTATTGCGGGCATCAAGTAAGGCTAAGTTAAAAGACTCATCTACTGATGAGCCAGTTCTATAAAACTTTGATACTGCGCCGTAAAGAGCATCTGCCCAAGGCTTAGCAGCCTCAGTTGCCCCAAAGAATAATGCTAAAGTATTTTTAAATGTATCTCTGGCTAGGCTTGGACCTGTAGGAACTCCTAAACCAGTGAATCCAGTTGAGCCGTCTCCAAGCAAATTATTACCTGAAACATTAGGCGTAACTAGGATTCCGCTTTGATAATTCTTTCCACCCCAAGTTCCAGTAAAAGAGTTTCCATTTACCGTGAGCGGGTCTGCTGTAGTTCCAGAACCACGATATTGATTTCCAGCAGTATCCATTCCATAACCTGCTGCTCTTTTGGCATCATAAAGAGGGTCACTACTACCAGTAACTACAGGATTAGTAGTACTCGCAGAACCCCCATAAGTAGACATAACAACTTTGGTTCTAACTCCAGTTACGGGGTCAACAACTTCATTAGTAGACGCATCGTATAAAGGGTTAGGACTTTTAGTAAGTTTGTATTCTCCCTCTGGGGTTCCTACACCTTGTCTCCAAGCGTAGTCATAAGTATAAACATCTGGTTTTGGAAGAGGAGCAAGTTTAGATTCTGCTGCTGCTTTAGATTTTGCTTGGGCTTCAAAGTAAGCCTTTTGACGGGCAGCAGAGGCTTCAGCAACTTCTTTCTCAATACGAGCGCGACGTTCTTCTTTGGTTTCTTTAGCCATTTATACTCCGTATCCCGCTATGCGACCAAAACCTGTAGCAAGTTCTCGTGCAGCATCATTAGCCCAAGATGTCTTTTCAGCATTTGGATGGTTCTTAAGATAATTAGTCCAGTCAGCAAGGCTACCCATAGGAACCTTGCCCGCTGTGCCGTCTGGACGAACAAACTTATCTAAGTCTGGGTCATCTAATTCAATCATAGATGGGTCTATTTCCCACCATTTAGCCATCAAGTTTATATTTGGTTGGAGCAAGTCCCTAACAGTAAGATTTGGATTTGCTTTAAGGCGTTCAGCAAATAGTGGATAAAGTTCAGCAGCCTTAGCATTAAATTCTTTTTGTAGGCTATTTAAATCAACTTCACCTTTGCCTAGTTGAACCGCATAGTTAGCAACTTCTTTATCGCTTAAATACCCTAAGCCATTAGATTTAAGTATACTTCTTAAGGCATCAATTTGATTAATAACTGAAGAAGGTAGGGTCTTAACGTCACCAATGTTTACCTTAGACCATAGGTAGTTTCTAGCAAAAGAGTTTGCATCAAAGGCTGCGCCACTAATAATCGTCTCTTGAGTTCCATCTGGAAGAATTTTAACTTGGGTTTGTTTGCCACCAGCCTTGGCTGCTTCTGTTAGTTTCTCATAAAAGTCAGCAAGGTCTTGTTCCCCAAATTGAGCAAATGAACCTTGTGAAAAACCTAGTTGCTTGGCAGCATTACTCAATATTGCATCAGAGGAAATCTTGTCGTATGAGGTATAGGTTATAGCCGTATCACTGGTCTTAGGGGCATTCTTTAATTGAATCTCTAAGATGTCCCAAGGAGTATTCTTTTTGCCCTCTTTGTAAGAGGCTACTGCAGCATCTATAAGACTATTAAATACGGTCCTGCGAGCAGCATCGGTAGGTTGACGATTCTGGACAGCAATTACATACTCGGCAAGAATTCTTTGAGCAGATTTAGATAGGGTAGAAAAAGACTTCTTGATAAAGGCAGAATCTTTTTTAACTAGATTACCATCTTTATCTGGCATCCATATATAGTTAATAGTCTTCTTGCTTCCCTTGCTATCAAAACTATCCCTTACGTCTTGCAAAGATTGACTTGCCTCTGCCTCAAGTTCAGCAACAGTTTTTACTTTAGTAGAGGTAGTTGTCCCAGTTCCTGGGCTCTTTCTATATCTACTCATTTCCTACCTCCGTAAGTTTATCGCTCAAGAAATATCTGTCAAAGATGTCTGCTAAGTTTGGGTCAATAACGTTAATAACTGATTCCACATAATTGGTCCAAGCATTTTGCACTATTGATTTATATCCTGATGGGGCATCTTTATATAGTTTTGTATAGTCATCTCTGAACTTCATCATTGCTCTTGCGTGAGTCCAGAACTGGCTATTGCCGTGCTGTTCCATAAACTTCTTATCTTTTAGAATCTGAGTCAATCCCCAGGCATACTTGTATGCGCTGTCTTGGCTGACTCGATTCTTATAAACTCTGCCCCAAGCAGGGCTGGATGCAGACAATTCTTCTGCATATTGCTTTAATGCTTCACGCAATTCAGGAACAGAAGCATAACTTGCATAATCTTTTTCTTTAGCCATTTCATTTAGCAAATTCTTGCGGTCTACGTACAACTTCCATACCCGACTTGTCTCAATGTCATTTTCTACATCTTTGATTGAGTTCAAAGGTAAGTTTAAAGTTGTACCATCAGGAAGTCTTGTGCCAGGCTTATTAAGAATACGGTTGATGTTAGGGTCGGACTCAGAGCCAACAAGGTCTGCAGTCATAAGACCAACTAGGTTCTTATCAAACTCTCCTAGTTTCTTTGCGAGCCCAGAATTTTCTTCCCAGACTCTGTTATAACCCTCAACCGTAGGCACAATGTATGCAGCCTTCTGCTTTATTTTTGCACCAAAGTATAGGCGCTGAGCAGGGAATGGATTAGTCGGTCCTAGTACCGCTGCACGAGAGTTAAGGTCATCTAGTGCTGCCTTGCCAGCAGCCTCATCTGACATACCTTGATTCTTATATTTTTCATAAGCGGCTCTGTAGTATGTAGAAAAAATGCTATCTGGGCGCATATCCTGTACAGCAGGAGAACCAAGAGGTGAGCCAAACTGCCACAAGAACTTTTCTCTATACTTCTTGTCGGTTTGCTTAGCAGTCATCTTTTCAGTTGGAGCCTTGCCAAGACCCATTTCGTAAAGAGTCATTTGGTAGTTCCATTCAGATGAGTATGTATCTAGCCATTCTCTATCGCCAATATCACCAGTTAACCACAGTACTGCATTTCTAGCCCAGGCTGGTGTGAATGTTCTGATAGCAGCATCGCCTAAATCAGGGTTAACTCCATATGGGAATAGGTCTTCATATGTATACCCAGGAATCTTGCCGAATGTTTTGTCGATAGCCTCGCGTACCATTGTGCTCGCCTCAGGCTTAGCACTGATGATTGAACCAACTGCAATTGGAATTGCATAAGCAGGTCCTGCAAAGTTAGCAATAAAGTTAATGGCGCGAGTGCCAACCGTAATACCTTTGCCACCTTTTAGGCCAAGTTCTTTGGTTCCAGGAACAATTAGATATTCAGCATCCATTGGATTTTCTACTGGATTACCATACTTGTCCACACCGAATGAGTTGTATACGCCATAGTATGAATTTAAGAATCCAGCCATACGTGTTGGTGACTTAGCAGCAAATCGTGTGTAGCGATATAAACCGCTAACAGATGCAGCAGGGAATGAAAGCACGGTACGTGCTGCAAAGATTGCTCTGTTCTGACGACGTACTGTATAAAAAGTCTTCTCTGCTTCTTTGACCATTTCAATGGCTGCTGCACGACGGACAGAATTTACTGTACCCGTTGTAACCTCATAGCCTTGAGAAGCAAGCAAATCAAGTTTCTGTGCTGTGCGATTACGGAACTCAACGCTACCCCAAGCCCATCGGATTGCATTTTCAGGTGCACCTAACTTAGCCCAAGCAGCGCTTGTTAGTTTGTCAAATGCTTCCATAAAGTTTTTAGTATCATTGATTGACAATGAGTACTGATTATCAAGTGGATTGATAGGGGTCAATCTCTCTAATTTGTCACTAAGAAGTTGAGCCATTTGATTACCACGAACTTCGCCTGCTGCCGCAGCAGCCTTGGCTTCTAGTGTAGGTAAGTAACGATTGACGTATGCAATCTGGTCATCAATCATATCAATAATTTCAGAAGCGTCACGCCCAAATTCTTCAGCGTATGTCTTGCCACCACGCTTAACACCCCAAGTTGCAATGATGTCATTACGGCTACGCCCTGCAAGAATTTGGTCAATGAGAACATCGCCACGCATATAGTTGTTAACTACGTAGGCTAACTCATCAAAATATAGTGGGTCATATACAGGTGTAATACGCTCTGCTGTCTTACGACCTAACATTCCTGTACGGCTAGCAAAAGACTTATCTCCAAGAAGTTCAATTTCACGTGTATGACGGTTAGAGATTTCAGCCTTGTAAGATGTACCTAAATGATTCTCGCTTTCAAGGCGAGGAATGTTGATTGTCTGACCATTAGGCAGAATATAACCAACCTCTTCTTGGCGACCCTTGCGACGGATACGACGGTTATCAGCAACTGACCATTCATCTGCTGCAGCCTTACGTGATGGACCCATATCGACGAGAATTTTGTCAACATCGTCATAAGCCTTCTTAATTGAAAGGTTTAGTTTGTTTAGGTCAGGCGCTAGAGTATTGATGTCGCCTGCTGCTCTTGTAATAGCAAGTTCTGCTGCAGCAATATCACCAGCCAACTTAGGGTCATTTAATGACTTAAGATACTGAGTTCTACGAACTAGGCCATATAGAGTTGGGACCTCTTCACGTACAGTATTGAACTCACGGGCACGGTCACGAGCCCTAGTTTCTAGGTTAGCAAGTAAACGCTCTGCTGCACGTAGGTTATCCTTGACAATCTCTAGGTTATCAGCGCGAGTTACAGGAGAGCGTTTGCCTGTATTAACAAAGAACTCAACCCATTCAGAAACATTGTAATCAGCAATATCAATCGCTTTTTCAATCTGCTGTGTATACATCTCGTACTCATCTTTGAGTGCTTTCTTACGCATAACACTTTTGATGTTAGCCTTATCGACTGCAGTAAAAAAACGATTCTTGTTATTGAATACAGCGTTCTTAGCAAATGTTTGTGTAGAATCGAAGATAAACTGTGAACCAAGCGACATAGTCGCTGCGCTTAGTGGTTCAAAGATAGAGTTCTTTGGAATATAAGCGGGGCGTACTAGTTGGGCAAATGAAAATATCTTGTTACCAAACTCAAATGTTCCACGACCTGCAGCAGTAAATACGTTTTGCTTTAGGTTAATAGTTCCAGAAACTCTTGCAGCCTCACGTACAATTGCGCCCATTGGAATCAGTGGAGTAGCGTTAGCCAACTGACGTTGGGTTTGAGGATTGATTACAAGTTTGTAACCACTAGGGTCCATAGCAAATGAATCACGCTTTAGGTCTCCGTGATACTGACGCATATTTGCGCTGAAATCATCTACGAATGCTTTAGCCTGAACGCGGCTTAGACCCATACTGTTTAGGGTATCGATTGCTACATCATCGCTCATTTTCTCAAAGAAAGCAGCGCGGGTACCATCAGTCTTTTGCATAAGAGCCTGGTCAATTATATTACGACGATACTCAGCAGCAGTTACCACTGTTCCATCAGCCAGATTTACAGTATTCTGACCACGACGGAACAAAGGAATGTCATCTAGCCAAGCATTGATTTCCTCAATTGCATCACCTGGGCGAAGACCAGAGTGGCTAACAATTCCACGAGGTAGTTTGCTACCAGTAAAGTGCATTAGAATTGTTGCAGCCTTACCTCTTGCACCGCCTCCAATAACTTGCTGGACAATTCCGCCTACTTGACTGTAGTCACGGACCTCTGTTCCAACATCAAACTTCTGTTTTGTCTCACGAATCTTTGCTACAGCACCACGTCCAACTGGTGTATTAAGCATAGGTATTACAGGCTCAATAGGTTTATATGCTGTACCTAGCATACGTGGCTCAGGTAAGAATTGACCCGATTGAATGTCATACTCATCGCGCATAAACGCATCAAAGATGTCCCTGCTTTCAGGGTTCTTTGCAATAGCATCGTCAAATGCTTGGCTCCAACGCTCTTTGGCCTGTTGATTATATGAACGATATTGACCAGTATTTAGGTAGTCGTTAGCAATTTCATCTGCAGCGTTGGATAGATACCAGACATCATCCATTTTTTTTGCGCCAGCAAGACGCTCGATTGCTGGACCGTAGCCTTTATCGGCTAATAATAAGTCACGAACAAAATTAGGGTCATTAGTATCTTTAATTAATGTAGCCACACGAGGGTTATTTGTATGTGGCTTTAAGATTCTATTGATTGTAATAATGTCTTTAGTGTTGGCTAGATTGACAATATCTATGCCAAATACAGTTTGTTCTCTGCCAGAGATGTGGTCGTCTGCTAGTTTCTCTAGTTTAGAGATAGCATCAACATCATAAACATTTAGTTTGTTGCTTAAGCCAGCAGCGCGGGCTGATGCTTTAAGTGCTGAAACTGATAGAGAGGCAGCGCCGACTACAGCAGCATTACCAACCAAGAAATCAGTAAAGCCAGTTAGCCAGCGACCTGTTGTATTATCAACAAAGTTTTTCTGTACGTCATCATCATTCCATAGATTGACACGGTCAATATCAATACCACCATCTTCAAGGATAACATCAGATATACCAGTTATATGAAATGGGTTTAAATAAGACTTAGTGAGGGCTACACCTAAAGAAACATCTTTGCTTCGATTATAAGCAGTCTGAATATCGCTAAGTTGTAAACCTTTACCATAAGCATCATCTTCAAATAGAGGGCTTTCTGGGTCAGTTAAGAGTGCTGCTGTTGAAATAGGACGCTTTACGTATGGGCTAAGAACTTTTTCTTCTAGTTTGGCAGATACCTGCAATAGCGGGTCAACTGGAATAGCAGCCTCTGCTGCAGTCTGTGCAGCATATTCGACCATACCATCTTTAAGAATGTCGTTTAAGTCTGTGCTAGTTGTTTGTGCAATATCTGCGGCGCCACGAGTAACGCCAATTTGTGCTCCAGCCTTAAGAACTCCACCACCAGGGCCTGCGCCTGGGGTAATACCAAGGGCTTGAAACGGTGCAGTAACACCTTTACCTAAAAAACTTAAGACTTTACCTGCTGGTTCTAATACTGGGTCAGCAACATCTGCTACTTTTTTACCTACAGCAAGTGCAGTCTTTACATTTTTTTGAGCACTACGCTTAAGAATCTCAAATGGTGAAAGGGTATCTACTACTTTTTGAGCGGCTTTTTTATCGCCACCTAAAGCCTTCTTAAAGTTATCCCAAAATGCCATTTAAAACTCCAAGTATTCTGGGTTAAAGTTAGAAGGTTCTCCGCCTTTAACGTCTTGACCAGTGATTTCTCTAATAAAATTATCTCTATCTGTAGGTGTATCCCAAGGGACCATTGATAACATAAGGGCAATTCCAAAGTTATCGTAACCTAGTGAATTACCAAACTTGTCTAAATGGTCAAATAATGTATTCTCTACCCATTTCATTACATTATCTCTCGCATTAGAGCATTAATCATTCTCTTATAAGAGTCTGGTGCTCCAGGTATACGTGCTGCGTTTAGAAGGTCTGGTAGATAACGCTTAACCAATTCAACATTTTCAATCTGACGCATATCTGGATTTAAACTTTTTGGAAGAACTTCACTTCCGCGTCCTTCGCCAATATCAGCACCATCTGAAATTGGTCTAAACTCTGCTGGCTCTGAGTCAAGTGGCTCTAGGGCGCCAAGAAGACCAGCAAGACCTTCGCCTCTAGGCATTCTTGGTGCTGGATTAGCAGCAGAGGCGGTAGTTTTTACCCCTCCACCTTGTTGAATTTGTTCTGCCATAGCAGTATTTTCTCCTTGAGGAAGTCCAGACATACGAAGTTGAGTAGCCTTTGCTACTTTCTCAGCCACAAATTTACCTGATTGACCATTGCCACCATTACCAGATACGCTCATAAGGTTATTTTGTGATGCATCAGGTCTATATCCTCCGCTAACCATCACTTCTCCTCTGGTATATATGAATATTCTTCAGCGCTTAATAGCATTCCTTTGGCTAACCAAGGATTCATATTCTCGCTTACGTCTGTCATTAGATAACGAGTGCCTTCAAAATCAGACCACTCGCTTACTAGAACCCATCCTGTACAGATTTGGCTCTCTGAATCTTCTAGTTCTTCAGCAAGAACTCTCATTGCTTTATTAATAGCATCATTAAACTTACTCATTTGCTTTGCACTTCTTGATAAAAGGGAGGTGATGAGTAAGCACTTACTTTAGATGCAATCTCCATAGCCTGCATAGGCTCTGCTCCTGCGTGAAGTGCGCCTAAAGCATAAGGCCCACCTGAGCCGATTGCATAAATATTATCTTCACTCTTCATAACCGATAAGTCTTCATCGATATCAAAGATTTCTCCACCTACTGACATCAAGAATTGGAATCTCATTCCATCTTTCTTGTCATCATCAAATGTATAACCGTTGTCAGTTAAGCATTTGCGTAGCGAAGGCATAGCCTTTACTATCATATAGCGGTATGGGTCTTTTTTATCCTTCGCTGTAAACTGTGGCGGAACCCATATGTTCTGTGCTATATCGCAAGGAGTAACTTCTCCTGCTCCTGCAATAAGAACAGAGCCACGTTTAGCAATCTTCTTCATTACTTTGTGAGCGTATACCCGACCAGAGTCATCAATAACGCGACTATCAGCAACTAGTATGCTCTTGTCGTTATACTCAATTCCGATAATCGTTGTCATTGTCCCCTCCTAAATTATCTTCGGCGAATACTTCTTACACTTGCGTTGGCTTCACCAGCCCCTGAAATACTGGAAAGAAGACTTAAGATATCTGGTGCTGCTTCTGCAGGAGGTAATTCTACTGGTGCTTCACCAGGAAGAGCGCCTTCTACTGGAGCGCCTAAGGGAGCAGGGGACGGTTGCTCAACCATTTCTTCGGCAGCCCCAGCAGAAGGAACCTGCTCTGCAGGTGCGAATGTTTCTTCAATCGCATCCTCAAGGGCTACACCCTTTTGGCGAGCCCTAATTACTGCAGCAATTTTACGAACTACATCGCTAGCATCTCCGCCTTGTGTTGCCATAGCAGGAATTGCTTGAGTATATGCAGTTAGGGAACCAAGTAAAGCCTGACGCATATTTTCAACTTCAATCTTTTCAAGTTCTTGTGTGACGTTAACCGTAAATGGTAGTTCACGCATTGCTAGGTCTTTGGAGATAAGTCCTCCACCTAGAGCCTGTAGCATAAAGATAAGACCCTGTGCTGGGTTTAGACCCGCAAGCATTCCATAACGAACA